GGCACTGGTCAAGAAGACCAAGACCGAGATTGAAGTGGAGATTCCCCCGGTCCTGTCAGGGAAAACCTCCAAATCTGATGACGGGCACGAGCACGAGTTTTACGTGACCTATGACCCTGAAGGCAATTTGGTGGGGGGCCGCACTAACGAGGTGAATGGCCATAGCCATCAGGTACGTAAGGGCACCGTAACGGAAGAAGCGCAGGGCCACAGGCACCGCTTCTCCTTCGTGGAATCTCTGAGGTAGGCCACCACAATGCCAGTTAGCGTGTCTGACCGACAACATCGTTTCATGATGGCTATTGCCCACTCCCCCAAGTTCTCGGCTCAAGCTGGGGTTCCTATGGGTGTTGGGCAGAAGTTTCTGAACAAGGACCGTGAGGCCTGCTACCCCATGAAAGACAAAAGCAAATGCACTGGGGCTGGGGCAGAGAAGCCCGAAGAGTACAACCACCCCAAAAGCAGGCAGCGCAGGAAGCGCATTGGGAAAGACGACCTCCTGTTCGTGCTGAAAGCTAATCCAAGGAACTGGAAACGTGACTCGTCAGCTTTACCGGGGAACGTAGAAAGGCCCTGAAGTGTTAAAAAGATTCGTTAGGTGGCTTGGTGGCTTGCTACATTGCACTCAAGTTCACCGGAATGTATGTATGGCTAGAGTAAGGATGAAGGCAACGAAACTGGAGAACGCCACGGTCCAGTACATTTCTCTTGTGGAGAGGGGGGCTAACCGCATCCCGTTCCGCATCATCAAACGCGACAAGGAGACTGGGATGATTAACCTGAGCACGATCTTCAAGAAAGAGCAGGCTGAAACCTCGCCGGAACCCCGCGAGACCAAGGTGGTTGCTCTTGTGGTCGAAAAGACCTCCCAGCTGCCGCAAGTAACCGCGCTGATCAAGAAGGCGGGGTTTGTGGTGAACCATGTGGAAGAGCCCGGTGATGGCACCGTGGTCTTCAAGCAGGTGGACGAAGCCCTCGATTTCGACGTTCTGACCACTGTGAAGATGGGTGACAACCTGCTTGTGCTGGTCGATGAGCAGAAGGTCTCCAAGTCTGTGGAAGAGGGCATTACCGGGGAGAGCCTGCGTCAGTATGGCTTCCTGCCTTCGCCCGACCTTGCCCTGATCGAACTTTACCATTCGGTCACCAAGTCGATTTCCGAGGTTACTCCCGAGACCGTTGACGCTTTCGAAACGGCTCTGAAGACCGACCTTGCAGCATTCCACGAGTACGCCATGACTTGGATTGAGGAGATGCCTGCCTCGATCCGCAAGATGGACCTCGATGCAGCCATTCAAGAATGCAACGCCTCTGCCCAGCCCATCGTGGTCCCGCCAGTTGAGGCAGAAGTTACCGCTGAGGTTGCCAAGTCCGATGAGCAGCCGCCTGTGGTAGAGACTCCTGCCCCTGTTGCTGCCGTTAGTGCCGAGCCCAAGGGCCTCGACATGGAAGGCCTCATTGCGGCAATCACCAAGGCAGTAGGCGGCAAAGTGGACGCTCTGAGCGACACGATGCAAACCATTGCGGGTTCAGTGGAAAAGCTGAACTCTCAAGTATCTGTCCTTTCGGAAGAGCAGGTTGCTCTCACCCAGAAGATGGATGGCGTGGAGACGATGGCAAAAGCGGCTGATTTGACGGCATCGAGCACCCTCGTGGGCGCACCGCCCCGTGGTGACAGCCCGATTGTTCGGTCGAAGAAGTCTGAAGCTCCACAAAGCAATGATCCCCGTACCGGGGTGTTTGATACCGCGTATCTTCCCCGGTCTGCCCGCAAGCAGTCGGCTTAACCCTAGTCCCAAGTCTTCAAGGAGACACGACAATGCCCACCAACCAAGAACTGATCCGCAAAGCCGACATTGCGCTGGGTGACCTCGCAACTGCCGGTCTGCTGTCGCCCGAGCAAACCGACACGTTCATCCGAACGCTGATCGACAGCCCGACCATCCTGAACGTGTGCCGCACGATCACGATGACCGCGCCGACCCGCAAGATCAACAAGATCGGCTTCGGTAGCCGCATCCTGCGTAAGGCCACCTCGGCTACTGCGCTTGATCCCGGTGATCGCTCCAAGCCCGATCTGGCGCAAATCGAGTTGAACACCAAGGAAGTCATCGCGGAAGTCCACATTCCGTATGACGTACTGGAAGACAACATCGAAGGCGGCAACATCAACGCGGCCCCGACCTCCGGTGCTGGCGGTCTGCACGCAACCATCGTGCAGATGATTGCCGAGCGTGCGGCTCTTGATCTGGAAGAACTCCTGATCATGGGCGACAGCAACTCGGGTGACACCTACCTCGCACTGCTGGATGGCTACCTGAAGCGTGCCACTTCGCACATCGTGGATGTTGGTGGGGCCACCATCAACAAGAACATGATGAAGAACGGCGTCAAGGCGATGCCCGACAAGTATCTGCGTGACCGCACGATGCTCAAGCACTTCGTCAGTGTGGACAACGAGACCGAGTACCGCGACACCTACGCCACGCGCCAGACGGCACTGGGCGATAGCTCGCTGACTGGCCAAGGCGCGATGTACGCCTACGGCTCGCCCATCCAGTCGGTAGCACTGATGCCAGCGTCGAAGGGCCTCTACTGCAACCCGCTGAACCTGATCTTCGGCATCCAGCGCCGCATCACCATCGAGTACGACAAGGACATTCGCGCACGGACGTTCATCATCGTACTGACCACGCGGGTGGCGAATCAGATCGAAGAGACCGATGCGGTTGTAACGTACAACAACATTGGCTGAGGTTGATTCGGCTCACGAACGGTGAGAACATGAAGGGGCGGGTAGTACCGCCCCTTTTTGTTATCCCTACGGAGAGAACCATGCTGCTTGCACTTACGATTGCGACCACCTTCATTGATCCTAATAACCGGGTGTACCGGAAGGATGAGGTCTATGATGTGTCTGAAGCGTTGGGTCAACAGTTGCTTTCGTTGGCTGATGATCAAGGCATTCCCCGATTCAAACTCGCCAAGAAACCAGTGGTACAGGCGACGGCAGAAGAGGCCTTCGAAAAAGGGGTAGTTCGTATCCCCGATGCAATGAAGAAAGGCGCTACTGCGTCTATGCCTGAAACCCCCGACACCACCGAACAGGCTACTGCACCTGCTGCTAGGAAGAAGTTCACTGTGGGGGGCTCTCGTGGCGCTAGCTTGACGACAGATGCTGACGGTGAGATTGATACCGCAGCAGGGGTAACGGTGTAATCCCATGGTAGACATTGTGACGCTGGAGGAAGTGAAGAATCGAATGAGTCTGCCTCTCGCAGACACGGACATTGATGCCGCATTGGATTCTGCAATTTCTTCAGCGACAATGCTTCTCCAGTCCATACTGGACACCCCTTTTGCCTACGCCAGCAATCAGACTGATCTGTTCCTGTTGGTCGATGGGACTTTCCCTGTCGTGCCTAACGGAAGGTTTAGGCTGAGGTTGAAGCGAGGCTTTGTGCACACTGGCACGCTGTCCATGGTTGCCGGGTATCTAGCCTCTGAGCTTACCGAGTCCATACCTGCTGCGGACTTTTCCGTGGATTTGGAAAAGGGCATCGCCTATATCTCTATTGACCACGTAGGCAAATACGTGTCCTGCGTCTACACCGCAGGGTTAGACGTTACCCACCCCGCACCGGATTGGTTGAAGGAAGTGGTGATGGGGTATGTGCCCACGGTCATGAATGCTGTACAGGCTACCAATCGGAGCGACGAGATAGAGACCGTCGTTGCCCGAGCAGAAGAGCTTGTTAGCATTGTCGTGGCACCCTACATGCGGGGTAAGGCCTTTCAGTACAGGCCTCTCTACTGATGGCAAACCCCATTGTCGTAATCACCGAAGTTGGTGACCTAGACAAGTTGTTTGCCAGATTAGCCGTCGCCATTGATTCCACCGCTGTTCTAGACGATGCGGGCGCAATCCTGTTGCGCCGAATACGCCTGAGATTTCGTAGTGAACAAGACCCTGATGGGGTGACATGGCCAGAGTCCAAAGCAGCGGCTAGACGTAAGGCTGGGAAGTACACCTATCGAAGAGGGAGGAAATGGACGGGCACCGGCACGTTGTTTGAGACGGGTGATCTGTTCCACTCCATTCAGCTGGCAGGCACGGGACCAAATCAACGAACCATTGCATCAGCCACCCCCTATGGCCACTACCACCAAGAAGGAAAAGGGCAGGTTAGGCGAGCCTTCATGGGGTTCAATAACGCCGACGTTATTGCGGTAGAGAAGATGGTCTTGGATCGTATCGCTAGAGAATTGGGCCAATGAATATCAGCATCGCAGTGGATTGCCTCAACGATCTGGCCACCAAGATTGATTCTCTGAATGAGTTTGGGCAGAAGATTTTCGCGGTCTACTCTGAGGATGACTTGTTCGATAAGAGCAAGCACCTCAAATTCCCAGCTGTGGGTCTCATGTATGAGGGGATGGTCTCCGAGGGTGATCCTTCCCGACAAGGCCTTTCGGCAACGCTCAAGGTGGTCGTTGTACTGGTGCTAGACGGCAAAACCATTGCAAACATGGATCGCAAGAACGATGCAGCCCGCCTGCTAGACGCTATTCGCTCCAGCATCCTGCGAACCAACTCACCCACCCAGCATAAGTGGCGGTTTGCTTCGGAAACTCCCATGGGGGAGCTTAATGGTGTACTGCTTTATCTCCAGCGATGGGAGACTGCTGCACCCCTCACTTAAAATTCGTTAGGTAGCTGTACAGGCTTGTACACTGCCCTTGGCGGCACGTTTTCTACAGGGTATTTGGGAGACAAATCATGACCCTTCAAGCGATCAGTTCTCTCTTGGGCGAAGGTGGCGTAGGTCTCAACGATCAGGCCGGTGCCGCTATCCGAGAACTTCAGGGACTCTCGGTCTCCCCAGTAGCTGGAGCAGCGTCGAACGTCAAAATGACGATTGCCGCTATCCGACCGGAAGACACCATCCTTGCGGCACAAGTCCAAGGTGGGGTTACCACGGTAGGTGTCTCCGAAGTCCAAGAGATTGATGTTGACGCCACAGGGGGCGTTTGGACGATCACTTGGAATGCCCAGACGACCGGGAACATCGCTTACAACGCTACCGCAGGTGCGGTTCAGACGGCTCTTGAGGCCCTGAGCAACATTGCACCCGGTGATGTGGTTGTCACTGGTGGCGTTGGCAAGAGTGGCGGCGGCACCCCCTACATTCTTACGTGGAGTACCTATCTGGGCAACGTGGCCCAGCCTACGACTACGGCAACGGGTCTTACTGGTGGGGGCAGCACTGCAACCCCGAGCACCACCATGGGTGGCACCCAGCAAGTAGGCGGTTTGTTCACCGACGACAAAGCGAACATCACCATCGTGGACTGCCGCGCTTCTGGCACGATCACGAACTCGGGTGGCCTTCCGCACGAAGGCGACACCGTTACGGTCAATGGGGTGGTGTACACCTTCAAGG